CAGAGCCTTTCCTTACCTACATGCTGGCCGAGGGCGAAGCTCCGAGGAACAACAAGCTCCTGCGCGAAGCATTGACCATGGTCCGTGGTGCGTTGGACATGGACCCACCCAAGCCAGAACCAAAGGAAAAATATTACGAGGCCGAAGACCTGCTCGATGATCGGATCGTGGTCGTGGATTACAAAGAACACGACGATGGGTCGGCGACAGTTGAATTGGATCTCGGCATCGATGCCGCAAAACTGTTGCTACACATAGGTTTTTCGGCACTCATCAAAGGGATGACGGAAACAAAATGACGATGACAAAGATCCGACGCCAGATGCGAAACATGATTCGCAAGGTTGTCGATAACACAGATCAGTACACAACAGGCCACCCTCTGAGGATCATGACTGAGTATCAGGATGACCGTGGATCGTGGCTCTATGTCTCATTCGAAGACATGGACGACTGCGCCCTTACCCCCTATTCTTTTACGGCTTACAGCCGCATCGATGACAGGGGTATGTACCTTGAAGAGATGGACGCAACGATCTTTGAGAAGGCTTATGCGAGAGCGACAGGTTTCCGCATCGTCCTCAACGAAGTTCACGAAGAACCTTCTCCGATACGTAAAAAACAAAACAACACAATCGCCACCGCTCAAACGTACTGGCAAAAAAGACAAACGCCTGTCCGACTCAGAGTTATACGTGGATCACGAGATACCGTGGATGTGGATCAAGAGAGGACCTGACGATGCCCAATGAAGTAGCTTCAACCATAGAACAACTGGTCGATGCGGCCGAGTATGCCCTCGAAGTCTTAGACGTATACTCTGATGTGGAGGATGGAGACGATGGTCTTCCCGTTCCCAACAGGGCTATGCTTGCCAAGACAGAGCTGAACAACGCTCTCAGGATTTTTCGCCTCCGCCGTATCGAGCGGGACATCGAGGCACAAAACGGGATGGTGTTATGAGAAAGTGGAACTACCGTGTCATGCGGCACACTGACGCATTTGGTCGGGTTTTCTTGGGGATCCACGAGTCCTACTACAACGACGAGGGGGAGGTCACGGCATGGACCGATGACCTCTCGGCCCCGGCAGGGGAGACCATCGAGGAACTGCGGAGCGATTTGGAGAAGATGATCCGGGCCTTGGAGTATCCGGTCATTGATGTTCCACACGAGCCGGTTAAAGATAGGGGCTGCGGCAATGACTAAGGAACCCACCCCCATGTCCGATGACTTCGACGACTTCGACGAGGATCCGGTGAAGTGCCGGGAGGCTCAGTTTGCAGACGCCCTCGTGGACTTGTCCCGAGCCGTCGACCTCTCCCGTAACGACGAGGCCAGAAGCCTTCTGCTCAAGGCCATGGATTCCCTAGTTTACCAACTCAACCCGCCACGCGGGGAGCTGAAGCCCGTTAGAAAGTAAACGCCATGTACACTAGACCGTGGACGGAGGAAGAAAGAGCCGTCCTCCAAAAGAACGCGCTCGCCGGCATGTCGGCAAATCAGGTCGCCTATCTTTTGAAGCGCAGCAAGGGGTCCGTCTTGGGCTTCGCTCACAGACAGTTTGGAGGGTACGAGATGATCAATTCCAAACCTCCCAAGCCCATGAAGGAGCCGAAGCCGAAGGCTCCGCGCAAGGATGGGCTTAGCCCGTCTGGCCGGTCTACCAAGCGCCTGGAACCGGAGGTCGTCCAAGCCCTGTTCCCAGAGCCGCCACCCCTTTTGAATCAGCCCCCTGTTAAGATGATGTCGGCCGGCCGATTCCAGTGCCGGTTCATTGTCAGCAACGAGCCGAAGGATCCGAACCCGTGGATGTGCGCGGCGCCGGTCAAAGGAACATCAAGCTGGTGTCCTTACCACCACCGCATCGTCCTTGTCCCGTTCTCCAATCTTAAAAAGGCTAAGACATGACCGAAGATGAGATGAAGGATCTGCTCAAGGGGTGGGGCGAGGAGTTTGATACCGTTGAAGAGTTCGTCAACGAGATCCCGCCCACCTTGCAGGGTGTGCTCGACGTGATCCTTGAGGTGGCGGAACAACGGGGGTTCAGGACGCCCGATGTCTTTCGCCAGATCATTATGTTCATGAGTTTCACCACCTGCAATCTCTGTACAGATGTGTTGGAGCTGAGCCGCGAAGAGTACCTTCGCATGTGCGAGATCAGCTACGACGCCTTCGTCAACATGACCGCAACTCATGAAACGAGTGACCGCCGTGACCATTGAGATTAGTGATCTAGTTAAGGATCTGCGCGACAAGATCCAGACTTATGGACCTGTCTACAACAGGAAGATGCGCCCCACCGACGAAGAGTTTTTGATTCGCCGTGCGTACACTTTGCTGACGGCGATTGAGATTGAAGAGTATGAGAACCGGCAGGAGAAGCTTGACTTGGAGCGCCGTGCTGAACGACTAGAAGACGAAGTAGAGAACCTTCGCTGGCGACTAGAGGAGAAGCGCAGTGCCTGAGATCAAAGATATCCTGAAGGACCGTGGATCAAGGTACGGGGACTACCGGGTTCAAGCCGAGACCGCGCAGCGCATCCGTGACGCCTTCGAAGCTTCTCCCAACTGGGAGATCCTTCCCGGCTACATGAAGGAAGCCCTGAGCCTGATGACGACGAAGTTCTCGCGCATGCTGACGGGCGACATGATGTACATGGACAACGTGGTGGACCTGATCGGGTACATGACTCTGATGCAGACGGAGATGGAGAAAGACCATGCGGATTATGAAAAGCATATGGAGAAAGTTCGCTCGTCCAAGGAAGCGTATCGCGGTCCGCCTCGGGGAGTTGCGTGGGAACAACTGTACCAAGATAGCCCGGACGCATCTGATGCTACCAGGAACACCAGTCCTCTCAATTGGGCCGGCCCTTTCTGTGATCGCTATCCCGGTTGACAATTAGACTGCACGTTGACAATGTCTCGTAGAAAGTGAGACGAAAATGCCTGAGATTATTGAACAAATCAGAAAGGACGTGGGCCTAACGAAGGCTCTGGCAGAGCATCTCTACCAACTCCTGATGAATGAGTACGTCCAACTGCCGCGCATGGAAGCCTACCGCCTACGCCGGTACATGAAGAAGCACAACACCATCATCTTCTCCGGTTATGGCAAAGGCTACTACATGATGCCGGAGGACAAGCGGGTGTACCAAGATTGGTTTAATCTTCCCCAAACACATCGCTGATCGATAGCTTAGCTTCGCCCCACGAGGGGCCAAGCTCTGCGTCCACGACCGATGGGATCTCCATCTCGACGCAGTTCTCCATGATCTCCACAACCTGACGTGCCTGTGCCGCGTCACGAACGGACACGGCTAGTTCGTCGTGGATCTGGACCATGGGCGGTATGCCGGCGGCATGCAGCTCCACCATCGCCCGCTTCGTTTGATCGGCCGCGGATCCTTGGATCAGTTTGTTCAGCGCCTTGTACGTGAAGGCCCGCTTGAGGGGATGGCCGTACTCACGCAGCGCATCTTCGAAGACCATGGGCTTGTGAACACCGAAGGACTTCGGCTCCCACTTATCGAAGCGTCCTTTGCGACCAAGCAACGTACGGATGTGGCCGTTCTTCTCGGCCCGCTCCATGACGTAGTTCGACATCTCACGGACGAAGGGCACAGCATCGTGATACTGCTTGAACAGTTCCTTGCCAGACGCCAGGTCCAAGCCAAGCTGCTCGCTCAGTTTGTTGACGCCCATGCCATAGAAGAGTCCAAGGTTGATGGTTTTCGCTTGCTTGCGCGAGACGCCCACGATGTCGGCCGCAAGCTGATGGAAGTCCGTCCGTGGATCCTCCCGATACTTCTCCACGAAGGTGTCCGCCCCGTTCATTGGATAGCGGGCTTTGCCTTCAAGGAAGTTCTTGTGGACGATGGATGCGTAGTGGACCACGATGCGTGGCTCCTGCGACGAGTAGTCGAAGCTGCCCCACACGTCGCCCTCCTCGGGGAGGAACAGGCCACGGATCAAGGGCGAGATGAAATCGTCGCGCGACGGAAGCTGCTGGAGGTTCGGGTTCGAATAGCTAAACCGCCCGGTGATCGTGCCGCCCTCGTCACCCCGGAGCTGGTGGATGTCGGCGTGGATGCGCCCGTT